TTGAAAAGCCTATAACTGTAACATCTGGTTATAGATCAGAAGCATTATGCGAAGCAATAGGTTCAAAAAAAACATCTCAACACGCTAAAGGTCAAGCAGTAGACTTTGAGATTGCAGGTATACCTAACATTCAAACTGCTTATTGGCTACAAAACAATGTAGATTTTGACCAACTTATATTAGAATTTTATAATAAAGATGACCCTGCTAGTGGTTGGGTTCATGTATCTTACAACGAATCAGGATCAAATAGAAAGCAAGTCTTAACTTATGATGGTAAAAAATATGACAATGGTTTACCAGACATGGAGTGGAAGGATGGCAAGGTAAAAAAATAATGTGGTTAGGTGCGATTAAACTTGCAGTTCAAGCAGGATCTCATATATACAAAAAAAAACAGCAAACAAAAATGCTGATGGCTGATGCAAAAATGCTTCATGCAGAAAAGATGAGTAGTGGTGAACTTGAGTATAAAGCGAAGATTATTGAGAGTAATGATAATGGTTGGAAAGATGAGTTTGTACTCATTCTTATATCCATTCCTATGCTGCTATTGGCTTGGTCTGTTTTCTCTGACGATCCTGAGATTCGTACTAAATTAGATTTATTTTTTGAGTATTTTAAGAACTTACCTTACTGGTATCAAGCTATATTTATAGGAGTTATATCAGCTATCTATGGTCTTAAAGGTGCAGATATAATGAGGAAGAAATGATAACTAAGAATTTTGCACAACAATATAATAAAAAAGTAAGTATGTTATCTCAACAAACAGGTAAGAAAAAGAAGAAAAAACCTAAGTATAAAAAGAAAAAGTAATGACATTGTTAGCATTTGATATAGGTCTCGTTAAAAATTATACTGAAAAAAAACATCTATTACACTTTCAATGGAATGATGGTAAAGAAAAAGTTTATAGATATGCTTTAGTTGAAGAAATAGATTTAAATAAAATAGATCATAAATTAAAAATAAAAGAAGATGAGGTAGGATTAACTCAAAAAGAAATATGGGAAAAAAAATATAATGGCTAAGCAAAAGTTTACACACTTTGTACCAAGAGATAAGCCAAAGAAAAGACCAGGTGTACACACTAAAAGCCAAAACAAATCAGTTAAAAGACAAAAAAAACAAACACGCTACAAAGGTGGTGGAAGATGATGAGTAAGTTAATTATAATCTTACTAAGCTCACAAGCAGAGTTTACAGTCTCCAGTAAACTAAACTTTATGTATTTGCCGCTACCAAAACAAAAGAATTGTTTTCAAGCGATAGATGATGTAAGGGAAGATATTGCTATCTATGATGACCAATCTAATAAATGGTTATTAAAAAATGGCAATCAGTTTATTGGAGGATTTTGTGAATGAACATTGCAGATTTATTTAAAAAGAATTTTATATTTATACCAGTAGTCGCTTCAATAGTAGTTGGGGGTTTTACTTCTGTAAAATATGTTTTAAATTTAACAACAACAATTAATCAATCAGAATTACAAATTGTTAATCTTGAAAGAGATTTAAAAGTTGCTGAAGAAAAAATTACAGAAATGAATACAAGACTTTCTTCTGCCGAAGCTACATGGCAAATGGCAGAAAATTTATATAGAACTTTAGCTGACCAAGTACGAGAACACAGTTATGATATAAAAGATTTAAATAGGTAGTTATGGATGGAGATGGTAAGGATGGATTACAAATTTACAGCAATACTTATTTTAATGTTAACTATGTTAGCTTTTTTTGCCGAACCTTCATATCCTAGAAACGAATATCTTAACGAGTATGGTGCAAGATGTGGTGACATGGAAGTAAGAACAGAAAGACGAGATACTGATTATAACTATAGTGATAATAGTACAAACGAACAACAATATTTAAGTTTTACATACAGAAAATATTTAGGTGTAGATTGTAAAACTATAAAAGAAAATGTAAAACTAAAACAGCAATTAGAATTAATGAAGATGTGTGGTAGAGTTAATAACAATCCAAGTTTAGCACATAATAAAAACTTTAGATTATTAGTATCTAAATGCAGAGGTGTTACTCCAACAGAAACAAATAATAGACCAGATAATTCTGGAAGTGCTTGGGATAGTTTAAAAGATGAATATAAAGAAGAAAATCCAGATATAATTTTAATGGGGGATAAATTTATAAAACCTAAAAAAAAATTAAAAATACCTAAGTATTTAACTGATGATAGTATAGTATTACCTTTACAAAAGCCAACCAATGAAACAGAGTAATTATAGATTTTTATTGCCACTTGTTGCCACTATTTTAATGGGATTATCCACATGGGTTTTAATTACTTTGGTAGAACTACAAACTTTAGTTGGAATGTTGCAGCAAGAACTGCTAAACATAGACAAACAGATGGGTAGAATATATGCTCACATGGATAGGTTAATGAGTAAATAATGGCTATAGATTATAGAGGTGAAAAATTTGCAGGTTATAACAAACCTAAAAATGCTAGAACTAAAACTAAAAAGTTTGCGGTACTAGCTAAGTCAGGCAGTAAGGTAAAGCTGATTAGATATGGGGATGCCAACATGACTATAAAAAAATCTAGTCCTGCTAGAAGAAAATCCTTTCGTGCTAGACATAGATGTGCTACTGCAACTAATAAATTAAGTGCAAGATATTGGAGTTGCAAAAAATGGTAGACAAAATATTTTATAAGTTATTTTCTTGGATAGATGACCAATTTAAAAAAGTAGAAGATGTTTGGACTTTTGATTTTTGTAATTGCAAAAAGAAAAAAAAGAAAAAGTGAAAGCAATAGTATTATTTATTTATCATTACTCAACTAAGTTAAGTTCTTGGTCATGGCAAAAATTATATAGTAATAGAAAAACAGGACTTGGTTATAAGAAATGAAAGTTGTTGTTCTGATTATGCTGATGTGTAGCACCACACCAGGTAATAAGTGCCAAGCTATTCCTACACCTCAAGTACAATTTAATAGTATGTATGATTGTACAGTTTATGGATATAAATATTCAGAAGAAGTTGTATCTAATTTAAGTCCAGAATTTGTAAATAAATATGGAGCTTACACTAGATTTATGTGTGAAAAAAGAGAAGTTATATAATGAAAAAAAATAGAACATGGGTTAGACCAAAGGAACAATTATTAATTTGTGGTTATTGTGAGGTATGTAATAAAGAATTAACCTCTAATATGGGTGGTTGGATAATTAATGCACAAAAAAAAAGGTTTTGCCACAATGGAAAAGATGGTAGTTGTTTTGATAACTATTGTATGATAAAAATTAAACAACAAAAGGAAAACAATTATGTATGGTAAATCAAAAGGTAAAAGCAAATTAACATCTAAACAAAAAACTCTACCTTCAGCTTTGAAGAAGAAAATAATGAAGTCTAAATCTAAAAAAAGAAAATAATGGCTAAAGCAAAAGGCTTATATGCCAACATTCATGCGAAACGTAAACGTATTGCTGCTGGTAGTAAAGAAAAAATGAGGAGACCTGGAACTAAAGGTAGACCAACTGCTAAACAATTTAGAAGAGCAGCTAAGACAGCTAAGAAATAGTTTCTTTTAATTCTTGAAACTCTTGCCAGATGCTTTGACCAGCATTCCAAAATCTTCTTTTTTCTTTTTTCATTTCAATAGAATGTAATACTGTTGTGTGATCTTGTTCAAAGTATTTACCTATATCAGTAAGGTTTAAATTATATTTTTCATATAAAAGATTATGAATAATGTTTCTTGCTCTAACTAAATCTTGCGTTCTAGTTTTACTCATTAAACTTTTTTTGTGGACCTCATAACGAATACAAATTTTATTAATAATACTGTCAACAATTCTTGAACTAGGTTTAGCAAATGAATAACCTACAATCTTTCTTGGTTTATAAGTTTCTGAATTTTTTTTTTTAATATGTAATTTTGCTAACTTGTAGCCATTCTTAAATGCGTTCTTGTATATTTTTTTTTCTTTAAAAGTTAGATCACGATAATGACCTGCTCTCATTGCAAGTTTTATCTCAGTAAATATTTTATTTTTAGTCATAAATCCCCTACGTTTTCCTTCAGTTTTTTTATAATAAATTAATAACTATCTAGCTGTCATTAATTCTTCTCTACATCTGACACATTCCAAATATAAGCTATAGCTTTCAGCTTTTAACCTATTGGTTTTTTGAACTGAAGCAACGTATAACTCACTCTTTTTTCTTTGCTTGTCCATCAGCTTCTGTAGACGATTTTTTGTCTCTATCATTTTGCTCCTTTATCACTTTTGTAAAATCAATTTTTAAATTACTGATTTTAATTTCTACAAATTCACCCTCGGTGCTAGGGTTTGCAGCTTTCTTCACGTCATCAAAGCGTTCTTCTAGTATAAAACTAGCTTCACCATGCTTTAATCTCTTATACTTATCCATTTTTATCCTTTTTGGCAACCTCTTTTTTGTGTATCTCTTTGGTCATCTTGTTATATATACTTAAATCTGTATAATTGTCTGCCTTAAAATTTCGTGTGGATCTATATAGTTTTAATCCCATCATTAATTGACCTACTTGGTGTGGTTTTACTCGTTTTTTTAAACTACCAGCCAAGATAATTGTAAACATTTCTGCTAACATAATAAAGTTTTCTTGATAATTACCATAATCTTTTTGGCGATCATCAATAATTTTTTTTTCAATCTCTTGATCTATATCTGTAATTTTCATATTTTTTTTGTGTCTTGGAGAGGAAAACTACCGAAAGGGAACTAGAAATAAAAAACCCCTCCAAGACTTATACAAGTTAATTAAAACTTATATGATTCTTTGTTATCATAAGATGGTTTGCTTTGAAACCCCTTATTTGGTGATGTAGATTTAGGTGATCCAGTTGCACTATTAGGAGTCATTTTAATAGTAATTCCATCTAGGTTTCCTTGATCATCTTTGTTATTCCAACCTGCTTGATTGTGCCAAACCCCATTTACATTAACACCTATGGTCCATTTCTTGCCTTCTGGTGCATTTGTATTTGGTGGTGCAACCCAATCAGGATGATTGTCTGCTGTTTTATTTGGGTTAGGTACTAAGTTTACCCATATCGTATCTTCACTCATGTTTACTCCTTTGTTAT